GCACAGCTATGGAACATTAACGGACCGTTGGGTTAATATTGCAACCATACCCATTACTACATCGATTAATGACGGAGACATCTTGAAGGAGATTCATTTACCATATGATTTACTTAAAAACAATTGGGATAGTCCAAATGCATTGCCTTTTCGTTCACATGACTTTTATAGTGGCGGAATGAAGATTAAGGCCACTTGGAATGTTCCAAAATCAAATCAGATGATGATAATTGGTGGCATTGTTCCACATTTGTTGCAAAAAGATAGACCAGAGGATTATCAAAATGAACATACCACTAGCCAACAAGCTGGCTTTTCTTTGGTTGGTCATGCAAATTCATCAGCTGAAATTGAAGTCGATTTCTTGTCTTATTTGGGATCAATACCTATCCATGAAACAGATATCGCTATGAATTTGTATAATGTGACTCTCACAATAATTGCAATGTCGAAATATCAGGTTGCTGAAGGAGCTAATGATCACGCTGAATTGATTATATATGGTGCTTTTAAGGATGACTTAATGTTTTATGGGCAACGTGAACAAGTTCATGCTTTTCCAACTAATACCGATCTTGAATTTTACCGTCAACACAAAGTTCAAAAAGGAGCACGTATAACCAAGAAATTTCTTGAACAACGTATGCAGCCAGCAATGCCTCTTGGAACTATAGTAGCGGCTGGCGCAGCTATTGGCGTTTCAAAAAGTATTTCCAACACAATAACAGACACAACAGGTGGTTTGCTTAAACCTATTATCAACAAAATAACAACCATCAGCAAACCAAGTGCAATTAAGAATCATGATAAAGTCACCGATCATAATGTTGTTTCTTTTATTCAACGCACAACACCAAATATTGCTTCAGGCGCTTGCAATTTTGCTGCAGAGTCCTTCCGACTTAGATCAGAGGCAGAAACAACTCATGATCCCAGTTTCTTTGGTGAGGACAAAATTGCTGGCTATCAAGATTTGATGAACACTTTCGGCTACATAACTAAGTTCGAAATAAAATCATCGGACTCTCATGGACAGGAACTTTTCGCAATGAAGGTTCAACCTGGTGATCCAAATCCATTTTTGCATGGATCTCAGGCTGGTAACAGCGTTGCAAACTTTTCACCTCTTGACCATGTGGCATCACATTTCCAAAATTATCATGGTAAGCAAGAAATTAAGATGGTTGTTAATACTGATGGATTTAAGACCTTTCGTTTTCGAGTTGCTTTTATAGCCAGTAGGTCAACATTGAGTTACAAAGATTCAACTAGTTGTTACTGGGCCGTAATTAATATTGACCCTAGCCTCGAGAGTGGACTTATTCATACATTCACAATTCCATATATTACACCCTTTCTTGCTTTCCCATCAAAGCAAGTGCATGGCAATAATAATCATCTTGGTAGTGTCCACTTCTTTTTGGAGAATCCGATTTCAGCCCCTCCAAATCTGTATGATTCAGTTCAAGTCTTTCTTTTTAAGAGAGCGAAACCAGGCTATTTCACATTCTCGGTTCCAATTCCTAATCGTACAAGCTTTTTGTCAGCAAGTAATCTTAAAATGGTTAGATATCATTTGGCAGTTGTTGCTAATCAACTAACAATTAGTCTGGTTGGTATCCCGAACTCATCTGTCTCTGTGCCAAGTAATTTGTCTGCCACATATACATTAACAAGCAAGGGTATGACACGCTTTCGAACACCATCGGCCACATATCGATGGGCTGGATTACAAACAGTTGGCATTACAGCAACTGTTACAGTTGTTGCTAATTCATCTTTCTCTATTTTCTTCCATTTTCTTCAGGGAGATTATGGGGTGGTTGGGCACTTTGCTTCAGTTCTGCACTTGGATTTTGAGACATCGGATTATCCAACTTTAACCATGTCTTCCGCTTTGGCAGAACCAACAGAGAAACCATCTATGCCTTCAACACCTAGTGGTCAAGGAGATCACCGATTTGATACTGGAACTGTTATCGATCTTGTTCCAGATAAGGCAAATCCGGACTTGCTTATATATGGGGAAACCCATATGGTAATGGAAGACAATTTACGTCGTTTCGAAAATTACATAACATCTTCACCAATTGACGTTGCAGAGTGCACTGAATTTCAACGGGTTTATAGCCTTCCAGCTAGCTTTGGTGCTCCACAATACCGCGATATAACACCTCGTTACAGTCGTAATAATAAAATTAC